AGCCGTAGACTCCCCTGACGGACCACGCCTTGTGTTTAGGGAAAACTACATTTGCTACAAAAAAGAGGGTAAGGTTCATAGAATAATTACTGACACAGGTAAAGCCATATCTTTTTCTAAAAAAGGAACCTGCGCCTGCGGCTCTAGGCTAGTTTCTTGGAACCCATATAAACCTACAGCTAAAGAGGGAGAGTAGTGCAAAACTTTCTAGACTTGGTTATTGCTGGACTTGCTGTCTACAGATTAACTAGGTTAGTTGTAAAAGATGAGGTTTTCTCTTCTTTAAGAGATAAAGTCTGGAACAGGTTCCCGCCAGAAAAATCAAGTTTTGGTTACTTACTAACTTGCCCGTGGTGTATCAGCATTTGGGCAGCATCACTAATTCAAATATCACGTATCATTATCCCAGATGTAACTCGCGGAATAGAGATAGTTCTGGCTCTCTCTGCGTTAGCGGGCTTGTTAACTGCGCATGAGGAAAGTAAGTCCTGATGTTCCGTGACAGAGACAGGGAGTGCAAAGTATGAGCGTTTTTAAACGCGATGAATCTGATAGCGCTGCATCCTTGCCAAGCAATAGCCCAGAAGCAAATCAAAAACCTACACCTAAGAAAAAATCTAAACCTAAATCTAAATCAACTACTCGCTCAACTCAAGTAGTTCGAAAAAGCACACAAAAAATTTCTGGACCAGCATCTATTTTTATTTCTTCATCGGCTATCCAATCTCCTTCTTACTCAACTCCTAGAAGCCTTACAGCAGCCGCTACTCAAATTAAATTAAATGATAAAGGCGAGTTTGAACAATTTAAAACTAGACGCGCTGCAGGTTCTAGCGCATGGCAATCCGAAGCATGGGAATATTACGATGCAATTGGTGAAGTTAAGTACGCTTTTAATTTAGTTGCATCCGTTGTTTCTCGAATTCGTATCTATGCAGCGGTAGTAGACAATGCTTCAGAGGCGCCTGCTTCAGTTCGCTCTTCTAATGTAATAGATCCTAGATTAGCAGCAGCAGCAGAACGTTCTTTAGCAAGATTAGATTCTGCATACGGCGGGCAAGCTGGGTTACTAAGAGATGCCGCACTCAATCTTTCAGTTGCTGGTGAATGTTATTTAGTGCAGATGCCAGAACGTATTGGTTCAGGAGTCCCAGAGTCTTGGGATGTACGTTCTGTAGATGAAATTATGGCCGATGCTCGCGGTGGGTTTAACGTAGTTGGTAGAAGAGAACAAGCTACTGGTGGTGGAATGGCTAACCCGAATAGGCTTTTAAAGACTTCTTTCGTTGGACGTATCTGGCGCTCGCACCCACGCTACTCAGATGAAGCCGATAGTTCGCTACGCGGTCTATTAGATCTTTGCGCAGAACTACTTTTACTTAATAGAACTTTTCGTGCAACAGCGCGTTCTCGCCTAAATGCAGGAGCACTTTATTTACCAGATGGTCTTTCGGTTGCAGCGCAAGGAGATCCTGATTATCCATATGATGATGATAATGATTTAAACCCTGGCTTCACCGCTGAAGAAGCAGAAGATGAGTTTGAAGAACAACTTATCGATGCAATGACAACTCCAATTCGTGATGAAGAGTCTGCTAGCGCAGTTGTTCCACTTATTATTCGTGGACCTGCAGAACTTGGCGACAAAATTAAACAGTTTAAGTTTGAGCGTTCATTTGACCCTGCATTAGCTCAACGCGCTGACCGAGTATTAGAGCGCATCTTGCAAGGACTAGATGTTCCTAAAGATGTTGTTACAGGTCTTGCAAACGTAAAATATTCAAACGCACTTCAGATAGATGAGTCTTTGTACAAGGCACACATTGAACCATTAATGTTACTTATTGCTGATGCTATTACAGTTGTATATCTACGACCTTCTTTAATTGCTCAAGGATATAGCGCAACAGATGTAGACCGAATTGTTGTTTGGTTTGATCCTACTGCAGTTTCTACACGCAACGACCGAGCAGCTGATGCTGATTCTGGTTTTGATAGAGGCGCTGTTTCTTACGAAACATGGAGACGTGCTCATGGATTCTCAGATGCTGATGCCCCTACTGCAAATGAACTTGCTATAAGAATGCTTTCTGAAAAAGGAAATGTCACGCCAGAACTTACAGAAGCAATGCTTAATGCTGTTGCACCAGAGATGATGGATGCAGTAAGACAAGCGCAACAATCTTCTTCTGTTGCACCACTTCCTCCTGCTGTAGAAGAAATTTTAAAAAAGGCTAGCGCTGCTCCTAGCCAAGCTCAGCCAGCAGCACCAGAACAAGGAGTTAAATAATGCAAGAAATTAAAAGTCCAGAGTTAGTTAATGCTTTAGCAGTCTGCCTGAGTGATGCAATTGTTCTGTCCTTAAAAGTTCAAGGCGCTCACTGGAATGTTTTAGGAAAAGACTTTCCACAATTTCATGAATTTTTTCAAGAAATATATGAAGATATATACAGCTCTGTTGATGACTTAGCCGAGAATATGAGAAAACTAAACGCTGTTGCTCCTTCTAGACTTTTTGAGTTTGCCCGTCTATCTTCAATTGAAGATACAGAAGTTGGATTTATGTGCCTAGACCTTGCAAAAGATATTTTAATTGCTAACGATTCTATGTTGGTTGGTTTAAATACAGCATTTACAATTGCTACCTTAGTTAATGAACAAGGCATTGCAGATTTTATTGCAGGAAGAATTGACATGCAGACTAAGTGGCGCTGGCAGTTATCAGCAACAACTCACTCATATACTCGAGGAGAATAGTTTAAAAATGGCTAAGCAGTGGAGTAAAGAAGAAGTAGGCTCTGGCAAATACGTTGCCATGCCTACACCTATTTTTGCTTCCGTAAAAAATAACAATTCTAAGACTCCTGCTCCTAAGAAAGACAAAATAAAAGGCTCTAGTAAAAATAAAAAAGGCTCTGCATCTGGTTCTCGTAAAATAGTTTTTTCTACTAGCGTGGAAAACTCTTTAAAAGAAAAAGTTTCTAAGCACAATGAAAAAGCATCTTCTGGACGTAAAGCCTCTCTAGGAATGCTCAAAGCAGTTTACCGACGCGGCGCAGGAGCATTTAGTGTTTCGCACCGCCCTGGAATGAATCGCAACCAATGGGCGATGGGCCGCGTCAATGCATTCCTGCGTTTACTAAAGTCTGGAAAGCCTTCTAATTCTGCTTACACGACAGACAACGACCTTTTACCTTCAGGACACCCTCGTTCTACTAAAAAATCTAATTCAATTACAGCAGCAGGTCTTGTTCCAGAAGAACAAGAGTTAGCAGCAGCACTTATTGAGATTGCTAACAAGTATGGAAAGTTTAATGAAGATGAAACTGGCATCTGGGCTGGTTATACATCTGCCGCAGAAAATAAAGATCAGGAAATAGGAGTCAACTGCGCTAACTGTGTTCTTTATGCTGGTGGAAACCAATGTCAGATTATTTCCTTACCTGTAGAACCAATGGGGGTGTGTCGTTTTGCTGTTCTTCCTGATGGTGCAGTAAAAGTTGAAGGAAAGACATCTATGAAAGATGTTGAAGATTTTGTGTACGAACAAGAACTTAGTGTTGAATTAAAAAATAAAGAAGATTACGACTACCCAGAAGATGCCATACTTGCGCTAACTGAATTTTCTGGATACGGATATGAAGCAGAGCCTGCTATTAGAGCAAGTTGGCTTAGAGCAGTTCGTAACGGAGAAGACCCTTTTGTACGAGCATCTCTACTAGCATCTTTAGGTCACTCAAGTTTAGATGGAGACTTATTACCAGTAGCAGAAGGAGGCGAAGCCAATGAGTAGAGTTCGCCGTATCAGTTATGCAATATCTAAAGATGGTCGACGTTCCACAGCAATACAACAAGCAATCAGAATAAGAGACTTAGCTCTTTCTATAGTAGAAGAAGCAAACTTTTCTGCTCAGCCAACTAGAAGAGTAACTAAAAAAGCAGCATTCACTGTTGTACTTCGCTCTCTGCAACAAAGCCATGACATGCCATTCTCCTTAAGAGAGCATTTAGCAATTAAAGAATTAAATCACTACATTAATCTTGCTCAAACAAATAAACTTAACTCTTTAACACTTAGCCACACAGATCTTCTGCCAATCTCTCATCCGCGCTCTACAAGAGAGCATTCGATGACTGCTAGTGGTCTTAGAGAAGCCAACTCGCGTTGGTATGCAGACGATTCACGTATCACAGACGAGAGAGCGCGTTCTATTCTTGCTTCTGCGTATTCAGCCAAGTTCGGAAGCGTCGAGCATACATATTTTACATCTTTACTTTCTGGACTTCCGCAGGGTTCTATTCCTGGCGAAGCACTTTTTGCTATTTTAGCGGATGGAAACTCATCCGCTGAAAGAAGTCTTCGTGCTCGACTGCAACGCCGTGACCGTTTTGGTCAATTTGCTGAAATGGGTGGGGGCATGCGTGCTCTTATTCGTATGGCTAAAGATGGAATTGTTCGTAGCCTTGTAGGTCATCCTATTGCAGACGGGCCAGATGGTGATGATGTTCAGGTAGAACTTCCTAATGGAAAGATTGTAAATATTCCTTCATCTAAGGGCGAGTTTATTTCTGCAATTATTAATCCTACAAAAGACGGCTTCTCTCCAGTCCCTGCAAAAGTTTCTACAGAAGATAACAATGTTATTATTAATGAAGCAGACTTAAAATTTGTTGATGCACCTGCTGGTTGGACTAAACTAGGAGCAATCACATACAAAAATGGTGATTGGACTGTTACTCGTAACGAAGTTCTTAATGAATGGGAAGCAAGTAATACTAAAGGAGATCACTTCCAAGAAAAAACTTGGTCAGATATCTTAGATAAAATTGATGCTGTAGATTTACAGAAGGCTAAACTTCCAGATAAAAAAGATAAAAAGCAGGGCTTCGAGTTTAAATATCCAGACGGTGCCTACAAGATAGCCCCTAATGTTTCTTACGATCCGCAGGGTAGGGTAGATGAAGAAAGTTCTAACTATACAGATGACCCTGTAGAACTTGCTCAGAACCAAGATGAGCGCGATCTTATTACTGCTCTTGAACAAGCAGTTAATGCACAAGAGGGAGGCGGAGCTGCTCTAGGAAATGGCGCTCTTGCATTTAACAAAGGTGACGAATGGGTGCCTGCAGAAGCAATATATCTTGCTATTAGTGAAGCAGGTGGCGATGCCGAAATGGAACTTGCAAAAATTTACGATAAAAATCTTGGAGGAAGCGATAATCAAGATGCTCTTGTAGATTTTAGAAAGAAATCAGAGTCTGTAACTGGAGAAACTCCTAGACTTGATAAAGCATTTGAACGTATAGCTGGTAAAGACTCGGGGGAAGACGTTCTTCCTGCTACAGAAGAGCCAGCATTTGATCCCGCTGAGATGGATAAAGTCCCGCTACCTCCACTTCTAGAAGGCTTAAGCGAAAAAGAAATTTCCAACTATCAAGAAACAAAAGATCACACTCCTTATCTTCCAAAAAATGAAGATATTGCTATGCCAGTTGGGTACAAAGAACTTAGCCCAGAACCTTACAAATCTTGGCATGAAGTTACTAAAGATAATCCAGAAGAGAGTTTTCCTGTTGGCTGGAATGATAATCCATTTTATTTAGCGCAAAGCATTGATAAGAAATCATTAGAAGCAGAGCTACGACGTTCTATAGAACCAGGGAATGAGATTCCAGGGGCTGCTCTTATATCTCTTCCTACAGAAGATGGAGAAGATTTTACTGCTCACGTTCCTGGAGAAGCAGTTCGTGATGCTTTACAACTTCAAGGTGTAGATACAAATAAAATTATTAAAGATATTGCTGCTGAAGGATTTATTGGTCAGAAAGATGAAGCCATTGCGCAAATCCCTGAAGGAATAGATAAAAAAGGCGCAGATCCTATTGCTGAAGGTTGGACTTCTTCAGATTGGCTTAATGAAGATGGTTCCACAGAGTTCCACGATTTAATAAAAGCAAATGAAGACTTCACACGTCTTGCAGGTTTTTATAACGATGCAAAAATTGATAGCCCGCTTATGTCCGACTACCAAGAAAAAGACATGCTCGGAAATCTAGGAATAGATGCAACTGACGAGATTAATGCAATTGATAAAGGATTAAAGTTTGAAGCAGGTCCTTCTGCAAAAGTTGGATATGCACTTAATCTTCTAGATAATCCAGACTTCTCATCTAACCCTGACTTTAAAAAAGATGCCAACGGGGAGCGCTCTGATACAACAAAAATTGCAATTCTAAAAAGCGCTGATGAAAATTTAGCAAGTGCTGTAGCAGACTTAAAAGCAGATTCACCAGAAGTAAATGCAATTAACTCTGTAAGAAAGTCCATAGCAGATCAGATTGCATCACTTGAGACCCCTAAAGAGGCTACTCCAGATGTTGCACCAGAAGCCCCTGAAAAAGACATCACAGGGTACAAGGTAGTTGCATCTGGAGCAGATAAAGTTGACGCTAATGGAACAAGTCTACAAGGCAACATTTCAGCAACTCGTAAAGAATTAGAAGCAATCTTTGGGAAACCAGATACTTATGAAGATGACAAAGTTAAAGTTAGTTGGTCTTTAAAATTTGAAGGTCCAGATGGAACAGAGATAGCAACTATTTATGATTGGAAAAATGATAACGCTCTTGGTGATGATGAAGTTTATGATTGGCATATCGGAGGCAATAACCCACTAGCAGTAGAGTTAGTTAAAAACGCATTCAATCCTTTAGAGGATATTAAGCCTATAGAACTCACTCCTGAATCTAAGTATGCAGATTTAGTATTTGATGGAGATGTAAGCCTAGAGGATCAAATAAAAAATGCAATTGAAAAAGGAATGAGAATTGGTTTCTTCTACAATGGCTCGCATAGGCTTGTAACTCCTATTGACATTTATACAAATCCTAAAAATGGGAATGTAAATGTAAGAACTAAAGATGAAAACGGCGACCACAGAACTTTCACCATAGGAAATATGGAAGACGGGAAAGATAAGAGCGATGTAAGTTTAGAAGAACAAAGGGTTCTAGATAATAATGAGTGGGTAGAAGCAAATGCTGGACGTCTTGCTCCTATTCTTCCTGAAGATATTCAAGAAGGAGACTACCTATGGAGCAGATATTACAAGAGGTATGAAAAAGTTCTTGGTAAAGGTGATTACGTTGGTGGTAATCCTCCACGCTACAAGTTTAGTGTATTTAATCCAAAAAATAATCAAGTAGAGACTAGATACTACGAACCTAAAACAGAGATTAGAAATGTTAGACGTATAGGTACAGGTGAAGTGCCAGAAGATTTTGTTGTTCCTAAAGAATCAAATGGTGTAGGTGCAGGTCCTAAGCGAGGGGCAATTAAGGCTAAGCCACTAGGAGAAAGAATTGTTGCTAAAGAAGGCCGAATTATGGCTGGAAATTATGCAAAAGAAGGATTTTATAAAGATAAAAACGGTGTTGCTTTAAAAGTTGGAGATACAGTAATACATAGACGTAAAGAGTTACAAGATAAGTACGGAAAAGGTATTGTAAAAGTTCGCGTTGGAGCGCAAGTTGAAGAAGGCAAAAAAGCTGGAGGACTTGTAAGAGACGGTAAAATTTTATTAGACAACTTAATGGTTGTTTGGGAGAAAGATAAAATTAACCATCCCCGTGAATATAAAGCTGGTCGTCCTATGAAGGCACGATTCCTTATTAAACAAAATGAGGAAGGCGCTCCAGTAAAGTCATTAGCAAAAGAAGAACCAGTGCGCCAAAACCCTGATGCAGTTGCTCCTGAACCAGTGAAATTAGAGGGTGGAGCCATTTTCCCTGAAGGTATGGAACTTAATGTGGAGAATGTTAGCAGTGCTCTACAAGCATTCCGTCTAAAACTTCCAAAGGCAAAAAACTACAAAGCAGATAAAAACCTTCGTGATGCTGGTAAGGGCGTAGATAGTTTATTAGAAGAACTAAATCGAAATAAAAACCTTGATGAAGTTCGTAACTATTACTTAGATGCAATAATTCGTCGTCTCAATCGTAATGGTGGGGAGCAGGCTCAGGGTTGGGTATCAGAAATAGAGAGTTTCAGAAAGTTAATAAATGACAAGCGCGACGAACTTCGTATTGCAAGAGATGCTGAATATAAAAAGCGCATGGAAGAGCCAATGCCTAAAAATATTTGGCCATCTGAAGAATCTATTAATGAAGCAAATGTAAAAGATGCTTTGCAAGCTGTGCTACAGCGCATACCTGCACCTGATGACTTTAGCGTAACTAGAGAAGAGCGCTCTGCCGCTCACAATATTAAAATTGTTGTAGACGAGCTTGTTGCTGGTTTTGATTTAAATGACATTAGTTTAGTAAATCTTAATAGTGCCATTGACTACCTAAACCGTGTAAATAAACCTAAAGAATTAGAGTTTGCTAGCCAAATAACAAAATTAAAAGAAAATATTATTGCTAAGCGTCTTAAGAATCCTATAAAACCTAGCGCTGGTGCCAATATGCCATTTATTGACCCTATCGCCGAGGCAGAGAAGCGTTCTGCTGCAGGAGACAATCTTTTTGAAGCATCTGCAGATCTTCGCGCAAAGTTTGCATCTGATGATATATATGACCAGCACCAGTATTTGCAACCATTTAAAGAATCACTACAGTCATATTTTGCATCCGATGGTGCTCAGCCTCTTGCTAAATTAGATACAAGAACTAGACAAGCATTAAGCCAATATATCTCTGCCTCCCTACGTGATGCCAACGAGTTTCAAGGAATTGATGTCCCTGCAACAGAGGCAAATGGTAAAGAACGAGTTGCCCTCATTAAAGCCCTTCATGACGAGAAGATTGCTTATGAACCAAGCAGAACTGATTTAGGTGTTGGCACTGCATTGATGGATATAAATTTTGATGCAATTGTTGGTATATGGAAAAAACTACAGAGAGATCAAAAAGCAAAAATTATTATCAATGATCAAGACACTGGGTTTTCTGTAAAGAAGATTCAAAAAGGTATTAACGAAACATTTGCTGTTACCCATAACGACTCGGGGCAAGTATTCTTTATGAAACGAGAAGGGTCTACTCAGAGGGCGGATGCTGAAATTGCTTCAAATCTTTTGGCTAGAGCCCTTGGGATATCTGGAATACCATATTTAACTCGCCATAATACTGATAAGCAAGTTGTCATAAGTACCTATGCTGGAGATAATTTAAACCTACAAGGAAGTCCAGATAACTACGCCAATTCCGATTACATAGGTTACGGCTCTGATAGTGATATTCTTAAAACAGTTAATGCAGCTGCTGTATTTGATTTAGCGTCCTTTGGAGTTCTTGACTCTGTCATATATAACACCGATAGACATGCAAACAACTTCTTAGTTGGAAAAATACAAGACAACGGAGTACAAAGTAACGGATTTGAGAGCATACAGCTTTTACCTATAGATCATGGTTTTGCAGATTTACTAAATGGAGTGCAGCCAAACGCACCAGAACCATATACTCACATGGAAAAAGGTAGAGGAAGAACTGGCTCCGAGTTAAATAAAGCACTAGTAAAGTCGGTGGGTGTTGGTATCTATAAGCAACTTGTCGATATGACTTCGCTTCAAGCAATTCAATTTTTAAAACGTGAACGTGGTGGCGATGTTAGCAATGCTACTATTGATTTAATAATTTCCCGATTAGAAACTTTAAGAGGGATAGAATTGGTTAAATGGGATAAAATAGCTAAAGGAGGAAGACCATAATGGCAATTGAAATCTATAGAGGGTATCTTGCTCCATATGATGAACCAGAAGATCATCAATTTTCTATAATTGCAACCGAGTCCAGTGCTCGCTATGCAGTTCCTGATATCGCTGTAGAATCCTTAGGTCTAGATGATGACCGCATTGCAATGATTATTAACTCATACAAAGTCCAAGGGATTCCTACCCCTACCACCCCCCTCGAGTGGGCGCGTCTTGCATCTGATAATTTAAGTCAAATTGACATTGTTCTATTCGAACCAGCAGAGCCGTACTCTGATAGCGAAATAGAACAAGCAATAGAAGATGAAAAAACAGAAGCAACTGATGCACTGGAATATAGAAACCAATACAAAGGGGGAAAGTAATGGCCTTTACACCAGAAAATCCAGAAGATAGAACAGACTTATTCTGCTTATACGATGATGAACTTAACGAGCAAGCATTTCTTATGTATGACTCGGATGAAGGAACTTTTTATAGAAATGCAGGAGAGTGGGTAGCAATATCAGAAAGTGATGAAACAGAGCCTGATATTAATGGTTTAATTGTTGCATATGTAACCTCCGCCTTTATATCCGTCTACGATGAAGCTGAAGCAGCTAACCAAGCTCTACAGTTAGACGAGATAGAACAGTACGAGCCTGCAGAATAAAAGAGACAAGGTATAAAATGGAATTTATAGGTAGAAGCGGTAGTCAATTACTTTTTGCGCTTGAAAATAAAGCCGTACTAGTTGATGAAGTTAAAAATATAGTTTCTGAAGTAGGAAATCTTGACTCATTGGTAGCATCATTTACTCTAGAAGGTTCTCAAGACAAGCCTGCCTCTGCTCCATACGAATTGGCTATAGCAGCAACAACAGATTTAGACATTAAAGTTTTCTCAAACAATGACCGTATGTACACCATTCCAAAATCAGTTCAATTAGAAGCAAAACGTTCTTTAGAGTGGCATAAAAAAGAAAAACGCGGTGGAACTCCTGTAGGTCTTAATACTGCTCGTACTCTTGCGCAAGGTGGGCAAATTGGTATTCGTAAAATTCGTCATATTGCTAAATATTTTCCTCGTCATCAAGTAGATAAAAAAGCAAAAGGTTATAAGCCAGGGGAAAAGAACTATCCTTCAAATGGCCGCATCGCCTGGGCTCTATGGGGTGGGGATGCCGCTGAAAGCTGGACCAGTGCAATTGTGGCTCGTGAAAATAAAAAAGCGCAGTCTAATTCAATTACTGCATCATTTAATTTTGTTATGTCCGAGTACGACTCCCCAGATAAAATAGATTTTGATTCTTTTAGAGAGCCTAACTACTTACTAGAAGATGTTGCTCCAGAGTTCTTTGTTCGCATAAGACTTGATGGAAGCGGTATTGACAGACTTTACAAACAAGAGCCAGATGGCTCTGTATTTGTGTGGGATGACTCGATGTGGGAAGATTTGGGAAATATAAATAATGATTTCCTAACATACGATAAGACTTTAGATGAGCCATATGATTTAGTTCCAAAAACTCATGTCCCTGTAGATTTAGAAACAGCAATTATTATTTCTGGTCTATTCGACGCTAATCCACTTGACTCTGTATCAATTGCAAAAGTAAATCCAGAAGAATCCCAACTATTAGTTGAAGAGATGCAAAATGTTGACTGGGGATTTGTAGACGATATTTCAATCACTGCTGCTGGAGAAGGTGGAAGTGCTACTCCAAATCGAGATGGAAATTATACACCTGAAGAGCGTTCTAAAAATGCTAGCGGACAAGTGCGAGACAAGGTAGGAAAGTTCGCTAAGTCTGGTGGAAAAGTTGTTATCGGTGATAAAGGCGAATACTCTGGAACTATCCAATCTGTAAACCCAACCGACCAAACAGTAAAAGTAAAATTAGATAATGGAACTTTTGTTGATGTACCTGGAAATGTAACGCAGGATGCTAATAATTTTGTTCCAATAGAGCAAAAACAAAATAACATTTCTACAAAACAACTTACTCAAAATATTTTAGGAGAACCTAGAGTTCCTCTAGACAGACCGCAAGCAGAACTTCCAGGAAGACTGCCAGCGCTAAGTGCTAACCAACTAAACACGGTTTTAAATGACTGGCCAGCATGGGTTCAAGACCAAAGAGTTGCAGGGCAATCTATTACCCAGCAAGCACCTACTAGCACAGCTCCTAAAATTCCAGTTGATAAATCTGGAAACCCTACAGGACCGCTAGAAGCACCTAATGCTTACAACAACCCATTCTTAAGAGAATTTTTAGAAAAGAAAGTAGTTTCTAAAAATGGACAAGTCTCGTACCCTAATGCTGTCTGGTACAGACCAGATTTAGCAGGAATAAAATCAAATCAAGTTGAAGGCTATAAAGAAAAGATTCCTAGCAAATCAGATTTTCTAAAATCTAATCCATACTCTAAAGCCCTTCAACAACCTGCCCCGGGGTTTAGTAAAATTAAAGCATCTGGATTTATTGCAGCAGCAGCAGCCGCACTTATGACTCCAGAAACTTCAGACATTCCTCCTTTATATATGGCAATTGTTTCTCCAGATGATCCTCAGGCAGTTATGGAACTTGTTTCCTTAATTCCAGCAGGATCAGATACAACAGAGCCAAGTACATTTAAACGCAAACAAGGTAAATGGGAAAAAGACGATACCATTTTAAATGATTTAAACAGTCCCACTCCTCCTCCTGTTGTTGTTTTGGATAATCCAACTTTAGAAAGTGTTTTAAGCCAAGTAGATTCTTCTACTAAACCTACAACTGCATCTGCATATGAAATTGATTCAATACTTGCATCTTTAGTTTCTGCTGGTGGGATTGATAGAAATAGAGGAAATGCAGAAGAACTAAGACGCTATTGGTTGTATGGAAAAGGTGCTGCAAAGATTCGCTGGAAGACTCCAGGGGACTGGACTAGATGCGTTCGACAACTTTCTAAATACATGGGACCTCGCGCTAAAGGATACTGCGCACTAAGGCATCACGAGGCTACAGGTATGTGGACTGGAGATAAAGAACATCGACAACTTTATGGTAAAAAAGGTATTAAGGCAGATGCATTTAGTACAGAGTTCATACACTCTAGTGAAAGAATTTTAAATCAATCCTATTTAAAGTCACGAGCAGCAGATGCTAGAAATAGAGTTCTTATTGCTGATGCTGGAATAGTAGATGCATCAAAGGGAGCAGATTTTGTCATCCCGTTAGTTATCCCTGAGGAGATTGAGTCTGGGGATGGCCGTAAGTTTGAAAAAGGCGCTATCAGTATGAGAGAGATGCCGCTTCCATTTTTATGGCAAATTAAGACTGGAGAAGGACATTCTGGATCAGTTGTAATTGGCGTAATTACCCACATGGAAAGAACAGAGCAGGGTATAGGAAACGCTAGAGGATACTTTGATAGTGGCGAGTACGGTAAAGAAGCGGAAAGACTCGTTCGTGGAGGGTTTATACGAGGGGTTTCTGCAGATATGGATATGTTTGAGGCAAATGAAGAAGATGTTGCCTCGGAAAAAGACTCTAACAAACAAGTTGGAGCAGGTAAAATGAACATAACTAAGGCAAGAGTCATGGCAGTGACGCTTGTCCCTAAACCCGCGTATCAAGAATGCAAGGTAGAACTTGCTGATGGCTCGGGAAGAAACCAGGAGGATGATGTGATATCTGACGGAGTCTATGTAGAGGGAGTTAATCCCCTTGACGCATCGGCATTAGTAGCGTGCGGGATTGTGGCAGGAATGATACCTGTCTCTCCACCTAAAGAATGGTTTGGCGATCCGCAACTAAAAAAGCCAACCGCTTTAACAGTTACTGATGAAGGTCAAGTGTTCGGCCACATTGCAGCATGGCATGTGGATCACATTGGCATGTCTTATGGAACTCGCCCGCCGCGTAGCAAGAGTAAATATTCATATTTTCATACTGGAGTTGTTCGCACCCAAGAAGGTGACGATATGCCAGTTGGCCAACTTACTTTAGCTGG